TAAGCTCACGGACGCGGAGATCGCCGCGGCGGGGGTCCAGAGCCGGCCCAACAAGCTCACCGGTACGGCGCAGCAGAACAAGGCGGTGTTCGACGCTCTGGTGCAGCAGCTGGTGAAGGCAAAGCTCAACGGCCTGATCGACGCGCTGACAGGCGCCGGGGCTGCGGCCCAGATCGGCGTGGACACGGTCTCCGGCCTAACAGCGGGCAACGTACAGGAGGCGCTGCAGGCCATTGTGGAGGCCATGGCGGACATCACCCAGGGCAGCGTGGCCGACGGGAGCATCACCTCCGCCAAGCTCTCCGACGGCGCGGTGACCGCGGAGAAGCTGGCGGGGCGGGTGATCGACGCGGAAAAGATCGTCCTGTACAGCATCCTGGCCGGGAACCTTGCGGATGAGGCCGTCACCACCCGGACGATCCAGTCCGGCGCGGTGGGGGCATCCAAGCTGGCGGAAGGATGCGTGACCACGGCCAAGCTCGCCGCCAACGCGGTGACGGCGGCCAAGCTCGCCAACGCCTGTATCGACGCCACCAAGCTGGCCATCGACGCGGTGACCGCGGTAAAGATCAAAAACGGCGCGGTGACCAACGCAAAGCTTGCCTCCGGCGCGGTGACCTGGGACAAGATCGGCGAAGGAGAGGTGTACGCCACCCGGATCCACGACGACGCGGTGATCACGGCCAAGATAAGAAACGGCAACGTGACCGCGGCCAAGCTGGCGTCGGACGTCCTGCCCGCCCACGTGGGCATCAGGATGGGCACGGCTGTGCCCACCACATCTACCATCTCCAACGGCCAGATCTATCTGAAATACACTTGAGGAGGGGGAAAGATGGCAGATTCGGGAACCGTTGCCTTTGACCTGCAGGACAGCACGGTGCGCCTTGTGGGGGAGATCCGCTGGGCGAAGAGCGGCGGCAGCGCCGAGTTCTTCGCCCGGGTGACCCAGGCGTATTCCTACGCCTACCGGGCGTCCGGCGGCGGGTATTACTTCAACGGCAACGAGAAGGAGCAGCTGCGGCTGGGAGTGGACGGGACGTACACCGCCTGGGTGGACGCGGCCGGGAAGATCAGCGCCGGGACCTCCGCCTCCGGCCAGGGCTGGATCCAGAACAACTATTTCCCCGACGCCCGGACGGAGAGCCTCACCAGGGCCGGGAAGAACACGGCCTACGCCCTGACGGTGCAGCTGACCGGCAACGGCGGGGCCGCGGGGGAGTACAGCGTGACCATTGTCTTTGCCCTGCCCCTGTGGGTGGAGGTGAACGGCACGCTCCACCCGGTGGAGAAGGTCTACGCCAACGTGAACGGGACCATCAGGGAATGCGCCGTCTACGCCAACGTGAACGGCGAGATAAAGGAGATCCGATGAGCAGTACTTTCAAATGAGACCCACTTCGTTGGGCTCTCATTTGAGAAGAAGCAGCCCGCGGCAGCGCACTCCCGGCCGCCGGAGCAAGGAACTCTCCGGCGGCGGACCCCGCGGGAGAATGCGGGGCCATCGGTCGCACGTTTGCGGGCTGAGAAGTGTTTTTCCCGAGGTACACGCCCCCGGGAAAAACGGCCTCGCAGTGTTCGCGCCTGCTGGCACAAATACTGCGAGGCGGCAGAAACGATCCCGGAATAAAGAGGGGGAATGAAAAATGAGCAAGGCAAAGGAAGCGGCGGCCTGGGCCGAGGCCCTCGCTGCCGACGACGCCAACGGCTACGACCAGGCCAACCGCTGGGGCCCGGACTGGGATTGCTCCAGCCTGGTGATCCAGGCCTATGAGAACGCAGGGATCCCGGTGAAGAGCCGGGGCGCCACCTACACGGAGAACATGGTGCCGGTGTTTCTGTCGTGCGGCTTCCGTGACGTGAAGGACAGCATCGATCTGACGACGGGAGCCGGACTGCAGCGCGGGGACGTACTGGTGAACGTGAAGCACCATGCGGCCATCTGCATCGGCGGGGGTCGGATCGTCAACGCCGGGGGCAATGAGTTCGGCGGCGCCGTGGGCGGACGGACCGGCGATCAGACCGGCCGGGAGATACGGGTGATGAATTATTACCTTTATCCTCAGGGCTGGGATCACGTGCTGCGCTACGAGGGGGATCCCTCGCCTTCGGCCCGGGAGGACAGGGTTTACACCGTGAAGCACGGGGACAGCCTGTGGTCCATCGCCGAGCGTCTGCTGGGGGACGGCTTCCGGTTCGAGGAGCTGCGGAAGCTCAACGGCCTGGACGGATACGTTATTTATCCGGGACAGGTGCTGCGGCTGCCAGGGGATCCCTCGGCGTCGCCCGGGGAGGACAGAAAAGAGACCCGGAGCCTGACGCTGAAGAAGGGCGTCTGGGCCGCGCTGGAGAAAAAGGCGGCGGCCCGGGGGCTGACCATCGAGCAGATGACAGAGGAGGACAATACGCCATGACGGTAAAAGGGAAAAAGCTCTCCATGGTCCGGGGCGACAGCGAGAGCATCACGGTGCAGTGCTCGGAGCTCTTCGGGGAGGGGGATATCGTCACCTTCACGGTGCGGCAGAGCCCGGAGGACCCCATCGCGCTGCAGAAGACCGCGAGAGAGTTCCCCGGGGGAGAGGCGGTGATCGGCATCGATCCCGCCGACACGGCGGGGCTGGACTTTGGGGACTACGTATACGACATACAGTGGACCCGTTCCGACGGCACGGTGACCACGATCATCGAGCCGGAGCGGTTCACGCTGAGAGAAGAGGTGACGTACTGATGGCGACAACAGTGACGATAAAGGACGGACGCCCTGTGATCCAGGTGGAGGTAGTGGGCAGCGGGCCCACGGGTCCCCGGGGAGAGCCGGGCGAACCCGGTCCGGCCGGACCCCAGGGGGAAGCCGGCCCCCGGGGACCGCAAGGCGAACCCGGCCCGGCAGGCCCCCGGGGAGAACAGGGGCCGCAGGGCTTGCAGGGCCCGAAGGGAGACAAAGGCGACATGGGCCCCGCCGGCCCCCAGGGACCTCAAGGCGAGCAGGGACCCCAGGGTGAGCCCGGCCTCCCCGGTACGAGCATTGCTCCCTCCGACGCCGCACCGCTAAGTGACGGAACCGCCTCGGCCGGTTCGCTTGTCACGTACTCCCGCGGCGACCATGTGCATCCCCATGATGACAGCAAGCTGAATGCAAATCAGGGCACAGCAAACGCCGGAAAGTTTATGGTGGTAGGCAGCGACGGGATCGTGGCGCCTGTAACAATGCAGACCTGGCAGGGGGGGAATTATTGATGGCAGTGGACAAACTCGTAGACAGCACTCAGCTTGACACCGACCTGACCGCTGTGGCCAATGCCATCCGCACCAAAGGCGGCACATCCGTACCTCTGGCGTTCCCCTCCGGGTTCGTAAGCGCGGTAGAAGCAATCGAGACCGGGGGCGGTGGAAGCGCGGCTGTTAGCGTACTGAATACTTTGGAAATCACAACAGATGTCCGCGCGGTGAATATCGACACAACGCCTTATAACTCATACGATTTTTACTTTTGCATTTTTGATGCAACACTTACAGCTTCCGACTGGATATACATTGTGAAAGACGGGACAACTGCATCCGGAGGAACTTATACCGACGGCTCATCCATTCATCCCCACGGATTACTTTTCTGGGTCTATGCGGATAGTATTACTCCAAGCAAAAAACGTACTGTTATACTGGGGCAAGGAACGGGAGCATTCGCATCAGGGTCCGCCCCAACAAATATGTATATCTACACATACGTTGCATCGAATCGAATTAAAGCCGGAAGTAAGTTCAGAATCTATGGAGGCAACTATGCTGATATGTGACAACGGTTTAATCCGTGAAATGACAAAAGAGGAAAAACGCATAGCTGACAATCTGCCAAACCCGAATGAGCAAGTGACAGACGCCGACAAAGCTGAGGCGTTTGAAATCCTCATGGGGGTGAAAGGATGACACCGCAGGAGAAGGCAAGAGCGCTCAGACCGCTGATGGAAAAAGCAGCGATTTCCCTTGACGATTCCGACGCGCTGGAGGCGGTGGAGCTATTCCCCGCTTGGCAGACGGACACGGCCTATGAGCGGGGCGTGAGAGTGCGCTATGCGGGCAAGTTGTACCGCTGCGAACAGGCGCACAGTTCACAGGTCGATTGGACACCGCCCGCTACCCAGGCAATGTGGACGGAAGTGGCAGAGCCGGGAGAAATCCCTGTGTGGCGTCAGCCGACGGGAGCCCAGGACGCCTACATGAAGGGCGACAAGGTGCATTACCCGGACGCGGACGGCCCGGTGTACGTGAGTTTGGTCAACAACAACGTGTGGGTCCCCGGCACGCCGGGGCTGTGGGAGGAAGTATGAAAAGACGAAGGAAAGACGCAAACGAGCCGGTGGTGTCCGGCTACGACTACTCCACCCGGGAGGCCCGGGAGGTGACGGTCTCGGAGCTGTTCCACCGGGCCCGGAACGCCCGCACCGCCGTGGAGGCGGAGTGGCAGCGCTACAACGACTACTATAACGGCATCCACGACGTGACGGCGGAGACGGCGGAGTTTTGCCGGGACAATGATCTGCCCTGGGTGCCGGCCAACATGCCCGACCCCTGGATCATGGTGGAGAGCCAGCTGGACCCCGCCGTGCCGGAGCCGGAGTTCCGCGGCCGGGACGACGACATGGACAGCGCCAAGGCCCGGCAGCGGGAGTTTGCCGTGCGCTACATCGTGGAGAACAACCGGCTGGGGGACATGAACACCCGCAACGAGCGGCGGCTGCTGAAGCTGGGCGACGCCTTCTGGAAGGCCTACTGGGACGGGGAGATGCGCTGCGGCGTGAACGAGGGGGACATCCGCATCAAGGACGTGCCTGTGGAGGCGATCTTCCCGGACCCCTCCGTCCGGGACGGCACCATTCAGGACGGGCAGTACCTGGACTACGTGTACTCCGTCCATAAGGTGCGCTTCTGCCAGATGTTCAAAAAGGAGCTCTCCGAGCTGGGGCTGCGGCAGGAGGACATCCTCTCGGCGGACTACGTGGGCCGGACGGGGCTTTTTGACATGACCACCGCCGTGGACGACATGGACGACACGGTGCAGGTGCTGGAGCACTGGTTCCGGCAACCGGAGGAGACCACCGATAAAAACGGGAACACGGTCCCCGCCGGGTCGGTGGGCTGCTCCATCCAGGCGGGAGGCCGGGAGCTGCGCTACATACCCAACTACTGGGAGCGCACCGGGCGGCAGAACCGGCTCTTCCCCTTTGTGCACTACTGGCGGATCCAGGACGAGAACCAGATCTGGAACAAGAGCGAGCTGTTCCCCATCCTGGATCTGGTGGACGCGGCGGACCGGAAGCTGGCCATGGGGATCCTGAACGACGCCTTCATGGCCAACGACATCCTGCTGGTGGAGGAGGGAGCCTTGGCCGACGGCACGGAGCTGACCAACGAGCCGGGAGCGGTGGTGAAGCTCAAAGCCAACGCCATGGGCCGGGTGCAGCGGCTGGGCGGGCTGCAGAGCATGGCCAACGCCAGCGTGGGCATCGAATGGTTCAAGGGCCAGATCGAGCGCACCAGCCGGAATTACGAGACCAACCTGGGCCGGGAGCCCGCCCGCACCACCACCGCCATGGGGCTGACTTTGCTGCGCTCCGACGCACACAACCAGTCGGACATCAAACGCGCCGACCGGAACGCCGGCTTTGAGCGGCTTTACGAGCTGCTGGACTGGCTGGCGCTGGAGTTCTTTGACGATGACCGGATGCTGTTCATTGGCGCGGACGAGGCGACGGATCGCCCCGCCCGGCGGCTGCGCTTCAACGCCGACGCCTTCGCTCAGACCATGCCGGAGGTCCGTGACCTCCAGGGGAACGTGGTGCGTCCGAGCTGGACCTACTGGCCCCGGGTGGACGTGACCATCTCCGCCGGGGACAGCCTGGTCCGGGGGAAGGAGAGTACGCTCCAGGCGCTGCAGGCGCTCACCGCGGCCCCGGTCACGGCGGAGAACTGGAAACTGTTTGCCGCCCAGCTGGAGGTGCTGGACCTCCCCGGCAAGCAGGACATCATCGCGGA